CCCTTATCTACATCTTGTATAAGTTGTATATACATTTCCTGTACTATATCCTCTGCGGTGCTTTTATTACACCCAAAGGCATAAACAACTCTTAGCCAATCTTGATGGCGTTCATAAGCCACTTCTACAAGACTTTTTTTCATATATATTCTTTTAATTCAGATATTGATATATTGTAACAATCTGCCCTAAATTTCCATTTTCCATTTCCTTTGGGGTCTAACTGCCCTTTTTTATTAAATTTAGCAATATTATAAAAATCACTTTTTTTAATAAAACCATATAAATAAGCTATTTTATAATCATCAGACATACCAACAAAACAATAATAATCACATTTTTGTTTAGTGTTGTAATTTGGTATATTTAAAGTCCAATTTTTATTAGGTGTGAATTTAGAAGTAAATCTTTTTGTTTTTACATCTATTTTTTTATTATTAATAATTAAATCGTAATCAAAAGTGTTTTGGTGTATAGCATCGGCAAAGTGTTGTCTTACAAGCACCTCGCCTAAAGCACCTGCTTTATTTCCCTGTCCTTTAGTTATACTGTTATTTAATTCCTTAAATTCAAATAACTCTTTAGCTTCTTGTAAACTTTGTTTTGTAATATTTAATTTTTTCATTCTAATAATTTCTTTTTAGGTACTACAAAATATTCTAATGGGTCATAAATTTCGCCTACTACAAACGGCAATCCGTATTCATTTATGCTAAAACTAAAAGTTTCAAACGGAAAACCTCTTGACCGCCTACACATAACTGTAACCCATTCTTTGTTTGTTGTGTTTAATTCTAATTCTATTACTGTTTCAGCTTTTTTTTCTAAGAAGCTACCTAAGTGTCCTGTTCCGAGTTTACTGCTTCCAAAATTCTGGTGCATAACAACCATTATGTGCGTATTGTATCGTGTTGATAGTTGCATAAGTTTTGCTACCATTTCATTGCAGGATTTAAGGTCGTTTACATCAGCTACTAAATCTGCTGCGCCATCAATGAATACTATTCCTGTTTCTTTTTCGTTTTCTTTGTTTTGTTCTAAACACCACTCTATAAACTCTAATCTTTGTGTATAGCTTAATGTTCTTAAGGCGTATGTTTGATAGCACCCTACATCTTTTATATTAGCCATCTGTTCGCTTCTTTTAAAGCATCTGGCTGCGTGGAAGTGTCCCTGCTCTGTATCAAAGTGCATAACACATTTACCCTCTCGGTGTCCTTTTAATTTACCACCAAAATTATTGCCACCGCTTAAATATACCGATGCAAGTAGTGATACAAAAAAACTTTTTTTGCTTTTAGGTGGTGCAGTAATATAACTTAAATTGCCACTTGTTGCTATTGATATTGGGTATGTAATTTCGCCACCTTTTGTTTGTAGTGTCTTTTGTCCTAAACTTAATACGCTTGGTGGGTACTCAATATCCATAGAAGTGTCTATTGTACACTCCTCTTTTATAAGTTCCATTAGCATATTTTGTGTAGTTTGTTCCTCTGTCATTTCTTTAGTTAGTTATTGTTTTCTATAAAGGTATAAAAAAAGGGGGTAAAAACCCCCCTTGATTATGAAAAAAATTAAAATGGTAGGTCTGCTGCTTCTTCTTTTGGGTGTTCCTGTACAGCTTCTTTTTCAGCGTTTACAATAGTTCCGTTGTTCCAGACAACCTTACCATTACCTAAATAGGTCTTTTGTTTTTTCGCTTCTCTTTCTTCCTGTGTTTGACTAACATAGATACCTGTGTTGTTCCCATATCGTGTTTCGTCATTTACAGACATTGTTAAATTAACGTATACCGCACCATCTTTACCTGCGATAAACTTTTCTTTTGGTAGCTTAGCCACGTTTAAACTAAAATTAATTAATGCACTCATATTTATTTATTTAAGGGTTTTATATTCTACTTTATTTTCTGTTTTAGGTTTTTTAAAGCTGTCGCTTTCATCTTCGCCAAATACACCAAGTTCGTAAAATCCTGTTAGTTTAAGGACTGCTCGGCTCATTGCACGTTTCTCTGCCATTTCAGCTACATACCAAGTATTGCAGTTGGAACTTTTGTAGTCATTGCCTTTTAGCGCACTACCAAAGGTTTCTATGCGCTTACCATCTTTTTCTGCAAGTGCTTTAAATACTGCAAAGTTTGGCTCACATCTTATCACTTCATAATTAACACTCATTTGCTCAAGGGCTTGTATCTTGTCAATACCCTGTCTTGTAATGATTGTGTAGTGTTGATGTTTAAAAAAATCGTCTTTAGTTAGGTTATACTTTTTGTATAACTCTGTTAGTTTTTGTTTATTCATTGTTATTGTTTAAATATTCTACTTCTATTATTGCTTCTAAGTATTGTACTCTACTTTCTAATGCTTCTATTCTTGCATTTAAGTAGTCTATTGTCGTTGGGGTTGCTGCTCGTTTAACGTCCTCGTAATGTGTCATAGCTATTCAGTAAAGTAATCAAAAGGACTTGAAACATTACCACAAAAGGTGTTTAAATCCATTATAGTTCCGTACTTTAAATCTGTTACAAATTCTACTTCTTCTAAAGCATCTGTAATACTCGCTACTAAGTTAGGGTACTGTAAATTAGCTGCGGTTAGTCTGTCCTCATAATAAGGGTGTAATCTTTCTAATAGTGTCATAAGTTATTGTTTTAATTAATACTAACACAAATTTAACAAAAAATATTTTATATAAACAAATTTTAAACAAACTTTTTTTTAGAACACAAAAAAACCACCTTTTTATAGGTGGCTTAATCGTCTGTTAAAAACAGCATTAAAGAAAACAATAACAAACAATTTAGTCGGTCATTCAAATATACTACTTATTAGTGTATTAAGTTTAAAATGTTTTTAGGAGTTATTAACTAAAAGTTTTGTTTGTCTTTTAGTTCTTGTAGTTTAGTCTTGTATTCCTCAAATATTTCTTGCCATTCTGGGTCTGTTAGTTTTAGTACCCCTCTCGACTTTTGTAGTAGTTCCTGTGATAGTTCTTGTCCTAAAGCTATACTATATTCATATTGCCTACCATACTCAAACCTGTTACATTTCCTACATTGTGCGTGTACGTTCCTTTCATCGTACCTTGTGATTAAGTGTTGTCTACCAATAAAGTGTCCTGCATCTGTTTCTGTAAAGTGTACCTTTTTACCACAAGATATACAATTACAATAACCTGTATTGTTATCCGCATCTCTACGTCTTATAAACTCGTGGAATGGTTTATCTATTTTTGTTTTCCAATATTTTAATGTTTTCTTTTTTGCCATTTCGCTATTGAATAGACTACAGGTATCTTATATTTATTTATAACTTATTTATTTTTTATTAATTTATTTCTCTATTTATTTAGAAATATATTTATATCTAATTATTTAGAAAACACTTTTTTATAATAAATGGTACAAAGTTATATATTTATTTTTAGAAAAAAAAGAAAAAAATTATTTTTTCCAATGCTTTGTAATCTTTTCAGCACTACGCATACCGAAATAACCACCATAGACCAATAATAATAGTGAAGAAAGTAGGTCTATCCAATTACTATCTATTTTAAAGCCCTCTAATGAACTATCTAATATAATATATACAAATAGTGTAGCGGTTAAAAAAGCTAACGTTAGGGGTCTTATATTGCGTGTTAAATAGCTGTCTGTTTGGTTGTCGCTTACCCACCTCTTTGTGGTTTCTTCCATTTCTAACATATCGTACCGCAGTTCTTCAAGTAGAAGTTGTTTATCTGTTTCTGATAGTTTTTCGTCTTTGCCTATCTTACCTGCAAGGTCTTTTAATTGTTCTATACCTGTAACACTACCAACTACCGACAATAGTTCTGGTGCTACTTCCTTGCCTTGTTTTACAAGCCATCTAAGAGCATCGCCTACCCTTGTTGTTCCGTTTCGTTCTTTATAGCTTTTTTTAGGCATAATTTATTTAGTTGAGTAATCCCACCTTGCTCGTGTCTTGCGTATATCGTAATGCACAAAAGTATCGTACAAACCTAAACCACCTTGAAGCATTACACCAAAATCAATCAAGTCCTCTATAATGGCATATACCTCAATAGGTTTTAAACTCTCTATTGTAATGTCTGCTGCTTTTCCGTATATGTGTTGAGATGTTTTAGACCCACCTACATTGGCGTTATGTGGTACGCATCTATAAGCACTATTTATACTTATAGGTCTACCTGTGTAATCTCTTAAGAACTGTAATTGAGAAGAAAGTTTAATAATGTTCTCATATACCTCTAAAGGCATTTGACAACCGCATTTGCATTCAAATTCCTGTCTTTTAAAGTTTTTTGTCATTCTTTTTCTTGTGCGTTTCGTATATCTTCTGAAACGTATATACAATAGAAGCTAATAAAAGAATAATCTTTAGACTATTCTCAACGTGGGTAAAACTTACACCTAAGCTAATAGCATTAAAAAAAGCTAATCTTAAATCCCCTATACTCATATCATTAGCCATTTTAAAAAGTTGTTCCATTTAGCAATCAGCCAAAACTGGAACTGCTCTATTTTATCTGCTATGTATCTTAATCCTCTTACCATTACATTTTATTTTCTTGATAGTTAATCCCATAAAAACTATGTACACCATTACCATCAGCAACCGCAACTGCACTTGTTTTCCAACCATAAGGGTGGCTATCAAGGTTTTTCCAAGCCACGTCCAAATGATACTTGTCACTCAATACTGGTGCTTTTATTTCATTACCCTCTGCATCGTATTCGCCTTGTTCTAAAACTATATGACCAAGTTCTACAATAGCGTGTCCGTGAGTAGCATTGCCCTCATCATCTACCCCTAACGCAGTTATTTTAGCGTCAGAAGTAGACTTATCTGTAAAGGCGTATTTACCAATCTTAATCATCTTCTTTTGGTATTGACTCATTCAGTATCTTTACAATCTCTTGCGCTTGTGATAATACTGCAATAGGAAGCGTGTTAATGACTTGATTTACTCTTGCGATTTGTTCTTTAGTAATTTCCATAGTTATATTTTTATGTAAATATACAAATTAACCCTTTAACAATTCAACTTCTGCTTTTAACTCTTG